CCGGCAGGTTATTTTTAGGTAATCCTAGGTCAGTATATGTAGGAACAGGCGACACAGCCGAATTCCAATTAGATTTACGTTTTATCAGACCAGGTGCACCTATTTTTGTTTTTATTGATGAAATACAAAAACAACCACAGATAGAATATAGTGTATCAGGAGCACGTCTAGTGTTCAATGATCCTCCATTGGAAGGACAGCAAATTATTGTAGGTTACAACAGCGAAGTATCAATGATAGGCCAAGCACAAAATGTCGACTTAGTCAGACTAGAGCCTAAGCCCACTGCACCTGCTCTTAATCCCCCACGTCCTACAGGCATTTTAGTTAACTGGGAACACGCCAACACTGGTATATTCGATTTTACATTACGATCCGGCAATACAATAATGTTAGGAACTTTTAATTACTTAACAGACGGTGTAGATGTTGAAATGAACAGTACTGTTAATAGTTTAGGTGTATTACAACCTTGTTACTTGTCTGCAAGATTACTAGATTCCAATACTGAAGGAAAATATGTAAGTATTGATTATGTAAACGAAACTTCCAATCCTTTTAATTTTTATTATACAGCCAGAGTGTGGAAATCAGCATAAAGCAAATTTGGTCGTTAAGCGCCGCCGGCCGACTACGAGAGTGGCGCAAATTAAGAATAGGATTAGAGGAACTTTCTTCTAACCACCTTAGTACTGCATACACTTGGTGGACACAAGCACCTGCAATTCGTAGGACATTTGACCCATGGAAAATTGATACTTGGCCCAACCCATGGAATCTTTTATATTCTCCTGATTTTTGTCCAAACAGTATTATATTAGGAATTTACTACTCACTTAAACTTGCTGATATTGATATAAACAATATAAGCCTTTGTATAGTTAACGATAAAGAACAAAGGCATAATTGTTTGGCAATTAACGTTGACAATCAAACGGTATTCCTTTATAATAAGCATCTAGCATACGACTCACCGGAAATTGAAATATTAAAAATATTTGAGTCCGATGAATTAGAAAAATTATTTTAAATACTAGCTTTTAACTAGTTGGAGTCTGGCTTAAATATCAAACCACTAAAACAATAACACCCGGAATAATTAATGACAAAAAATATATATGTAACAAAAAGAGACGGAAGCGTTGAGCCTTTGGCAGTAGAAAAATGGCAGGCACAGGTAGCAAAAGTATGCGCCGGCATTGCAGATGTTAGCCAAAGCATGATTGAGATCAAAGCGCAACTGCATTTTTATGATGGCATTACTACTAAAGAAATTGACGGCGTCACCTTACGTGCTATTGTCGATTTGATTGACGTTGAATCAAACCCAGACATTGGACATGTTAACTATCAATACGTGGCAGGTAAGCAACGTTTAAGTATGCTACGCAAAGATGTATATGGCAGTTATACTGTTCCTCACTTATATGAAATAGTAAAAACAAACGTAGCCACTGGATTGTATACCGCAGAACTTCTTGAATGGTATACTGAAGAAGACTGGAATCGAATGAACGACATGTTGGATCATGAAAAAGATGAACAATATGGATATGCGGCTATTGAACAACTGATTGAAAAATACCTAGTTAAAAATCGTAGCACAAAACAAACATATGAGACACCGCAGATTAGATACATGATAGCGGCCGCTACGGTGTTTCATAAAGAAGAACCTAACACGGCCCGTATGCGTTACATAAAGGAATACTACAATGCCGCAAGTGATGGATTATTTACCCTTGCTACTCCCGTCCTTGCTGGTCTCGGTACCCCTACTAAGCAATTCAGTTCGTGCGTACTTATTCGCAGTGATGATGACTTGGATAGTATTTTCGCTAGTGGCGAGATGATGGCCAAGTATGCCAGTAAACGTGCTGGCATTGGTTTGGAAATTGGACGATTGCGTCCATTAGGATCTCCTATCAGAGGCGGTGAGATCATGCACACAGGTATGATACCTTTCTTGAAGAAGTGGTTTGGCGACCTGCGTAGTTGCAGTCAAGGAGGTATTCGTAATGCAAGTGCTACTGTATTTTATCCTATTTGGCATCATCAGTTTGATGATCTTATTGTACTTAAGAACAACCAAGGAACAGAAGAAACCCGAGTCCGTCATATGGATTATGGGGTTGTGCTTAGTGCTTTCTTCTGGAGACGATTCAAAAACAAAGAAAACATAACATTCTTTGATCCTAATGAAGTGCCTGACTTATACGAAGCCTTCTACACTAACACAAAACGGTTTGAACAATTATATTGTGAATACGAAAAACGTAAAGATCTACGTACTAAGACAATGTCAGCTGAAGAAGTATTTAAAAGTGGAATACTAAAAGAACGTACTGACACTGGCCGCATCTATCTAGTGTTCATTGACAACGTAATGAAGCAAGGACCGTTCGATCCCGAATACCATACAATTTATCAAAGCAATCTATGTTGCGAGATTCTATTACCAACTAAATCGTTCAAGCGTCTTGACGATGCAGATGGCCGCATAGCGTTATGTACACTGGGAAGTATCAACTGGGGAGCTTTCAGGAATCCCGAAGACATGCGCCGTGCTTGCCGTATATTACAACGTAGCCTATGTAACATACTTGATTACCAAGACTTTTTAAGTATTCAAAGCAAACTAAGCAACGATGAAATTCAACCATTGGGCATTGGCATTACAAATCTTGCCTACTGGCACGCCAAGCGTGGACTCAGGTACGGCGAGAAGGATGCACTACAAGATGTTAAAGCATGGATGGAGCATCAAGCGTTTTACCTAACAGAAGCAACTGTTGAATTGGCCAAAGAACGTGGACCATGCACACACAGCGATAAGACACGTTATGGCCAGGGCACATTCCCGTGGGAACTACGTGCAACGGGCGTTAACGAATTGGCAGACTTTACTCCAGAACTCGATTGGGAAACTCTACGTACTAATATGAAACAGTACGGTGTACGTAATGCTACACTAATGGCAGTAGCGCCAGTTGAATCTAGTAGCGTAGTAATCAATAGTACTAATGGCATTGAAATGCCCATGAGCCTAATCAGTACTAAAGAAAGTAAAGCTGGATCTTTTGTACAAGTTGTTCCTGAATATCACAAGTTGAAGAACAAATATCAATTAATGTGGGAACAAAAGGACTGCGATGGATATTTAAAGACGGCATCTGTTCTCGCCGCCTATGTTGACCAAAGCATTAGTACTAACACATTCTATAATCCAGCACATTGGGCGGATCGTAAAGTACCAACTACATTGATTGCCAAGAATTTGATGCAAGCGCACATGTGGGGATTGAAAACATTCTACTATAGTTTGATTAACAAAGCTGGTAGTAAAGCAGATGCAGAAGAAGCTCCTACAATGTTAGAACCTATCGACTTCGACGACGAAGAATCCTGTGAAAGTTGTAAACTATAAGGAATCGATATGTTAAAAGATAGAAGAGTATTATTAGAACACGATCTCAAAGAGGCACACGACCGTGCCTCAAATATGTATTTGGACATTGTTACCAATGACGGTGATGTTCATAGCATAGAGTATCAACGGGCACGAGATAACATTTCTAAATTAGAATTTGATCTTAATATGGTTAATCAATTAATTCACAAGGGTCATGCGTAATGTTAGAAACAATATGTGACATAATGGTAGACGCTTATAAGCGTAACTGGATTACTAGTCGTGATGGTAATGTTAGCATACGACATCATGATCGTGACCATTTTTACATTACACCAAGTGGTGTGCGTAAACAAACACTACAGCCTGATCAGTTTAAGAAGATTGGCATTGAAAAAGGCTACTATGATCAACCTCCCCGATTGTATCATGCAATCAAAGAGCTGGAGTATACTGAGATCAGTGCCAACCTAAAGCCCAGTGGAGAGCTTCCTTTACACTTTGGCCTACAACGAGAAATGGGACAGCACACCGGTGAAGTTCGTGTAGTTGTACACGTTCATCCCACTTACTGTATTGCGGCCATGCATGCCGGTATTGATCTAAGCACTGTAAGCACAGCTTTTCCAGAACTGAACCGTTATACCAAGGTAGCACCTAATGTGGGTGATGTGCCTCCTATTAGCCAAGAGCTTGCGGATCAATGCCATAAACAATTACAACTAGACAATGACGGCAACATTGCTTTTGACATAGTGGGTATCAACGGACACGGAGTTGTTGCCATTGATACAAGTCCATGGCGAGCATACGAACATATAGAAAGATTAGAACACATTTGCAAGATAGTACTTGCATCAGGAAAATATTAAAATGTCAAAACAACAATATAATTTAAACACCAAGACAGACTATCTTAATCGCAAGATGTTTCTGGATCCAGCAGGTCCAGTTACCATTCAACGCTTTGAGGAAGTGAAGTATCCAAAGATTGCCAAGTTTGAAGAAACAGCACGTGGTTTCTTTTGGCAACCAGAAGAGATTAGTTTGACTAAAGATAGTAATGACTTCAAGGATGCTAGTGAAGCAGTTAAGCACATCTTTACTAGTAACTTGCTACGTCAAACAGCATTGGATAGTTTACAAGGCCGCGGCCCAAGCCAAATCTTCACACCTGTTATAAGTTTGCCCGAACTAGAAGCACTAGTGTATAACTGGACTTTCTTTGAAACTAACATTCACAGCAAGAGCTACAGCCATATCATTCGCAATATTTACAATGTGCCCAAAGATGTATTCAACACTATTCACGACACTAAAGAAATTGTTGATATGGCATCAAGTGTAGGCAAGTATTATGACGAGTTGCACAGAATTAACTGCATGAAAGAAATAGACGGATCAGTTAATGAAGAAGCGCATATTAGAGCAATTTGGATGGCACTAAACGCCAGCTATGCACTAGAAGCATTTCGCTTCATGGTATCATTTGCCACAAGTCTTGCAATGGTAGAGAATCGAATCTTTATGGGTAATGGAAACATTATCAGTTTAATTTTACAAGACGAGTTACTACACAAAGGTTGGACTGCTTACTTGATTAATCAGGTAGTCAAGGAAGACACACGTTTTGCTGAAGTAAAAGGAGAATGTGAACAAGAAGTGTACGAACTATATATGGATGTTATTCGCGAAGAAAAAGATTGGGCAACTTATTTGTTTAAAATGGGCCCAGTTATTGGACTCAACGCTAACATCCTGCGTGACTTCGTTGATTACACAGCAGTGTCTGCGCTTAAAGATATTGGTATCAAATATCAACAAGCCGCACCACGCAGTACTCCTATTCCATGGTTTAACAAACACGTTGACACCAGTAAAAAACAAACAGCACTTCAAGAAAACGAATCGACAAACTATGTTATTGGTATTATGAGCGAAAGCATTGACTATAACGAGTTGCCTGTGCTATTATAAACATAAGGGAATAATCATGAAAGCAGTAGTATGGAGTAAGAATCAATGTCCGTTTTGCGACCAAGCAAAAGCATTGTTAAAGATGAAAGAAATTGAATTTGAAGAGAGAAATGTAAGCAAGGATTGGACTAAAGAACAATTATTAGAAGCAGTACCCACTGCCAGAACTATACCACAAATTTTTATTAACGATCAATATATTGGTGGATATGACAAATTAGTCGAATGGATCGACAATAATCAGATATAATCTGAATACACGGAGAGAAAAATGTTACTTAATGTACCTTATAAAACAGGAGATGTAGTTAGTATGAAACTAGTTACAGGTGAAGAAGTTGTAGGAAAACTAGACGATGACGGAACTGATAGTGTAACTATCCATCGCCCATTAGTACTTGCGGCAGGCCCACAAGGAATGAGCCTTGCGCCATATATGATTACAGCCAATGATGCTGGCCTAGTTACGTACAAACGTACACACGTAGTTGCCATGGCCGCAAGCGCCAAACAAATGAGTGATAATTATCTGCAAGCAACTACCGGTATTGCATTAAGTTAAATAGTAATACTAGGAGATATAATATGCCATACGTAGCAGGAGGCGGGCCACAGGCTGATGCCGGATCACCAGAAGTTTTAGATGTTTTCCATAGCGGTAACGTTCGTGCTAATTTCGTTCCTATTGCATTGTGGCAAGATCCACAAGGAACAGAAGCGGCAATCTTATCAGCAATTTCTCTTCCTTCTTATGTTAAAGAAACAGTATCAAGTGAGCACACAGAAGGCGATGCTGATAGTCCAGCAGATGTTATTGCCGAACAAAATAAATTAATTGCAAACGGTACGTTAGATGCCGCCGCAATTGCGGCAGGCAGAAATGCTACTTCGAGCAGAGATGATACTACCGGACCGTCGAATGTACCTGCCAACACCGCAGGGTCAGTACAACTTAGTTCTGACGTTGACAACATATTATTATATGATAGCCCGTTAACTGGTATTAAATATTATGTCAAAACAGTTACCAAACAACCAAACGTTATATATCCCTACGATGTAGCCAGTCTTGCTCAACCAAATGGCACCACAGTTCAAGCAGTATGTGACAACCTCAGATTGTTAATTATAAATTCATTTGATAAAATTAAAAAACAATATCCTGATGCCTTTATGACTTGTTCATTTAGGAAACGAGGAGTAGGAAGTCCTACTAGCCAGCACCCCTTGGGCATGGCCTGTGATATTCAATTCTCTAAAGCAAGTCTTCCGGACTATTTTACAAGAGCACAATGGGTCAAAGATAACACAGTATATGATCAGTTCTTATTGGAATATAAAAATACACCACGCAAAACGGCATGGTTACATTTAAGTTTTAACAAAGCCAATAATCGCAGACAAGTTTGCACATTTATGAACGATTTAAATGTCAAAGGTCCAGGTGTTACAGGTTTATACGATCTTTCTGGATCTTTATAATTGGACAAATTTATAATTGACATAAACTGATCTCTATGCTAAAATAATAGTATAGGGATTTTTTTATGTTACTAAAACTTCTAGATAAATTGGGTCGTAAACGTATTATTATGGATAGGGTTGATCACGAACCCTATCTAGAGCGTTATTATATTTTCCTCAAGGAACGCAATTGGTTTCCATTCAATATATTCATACACAAATTTCTAAAATCAGATCCAGACGATGTACATGATCATCCATGGCCCTATGCCACGCTTATTCTAAAAGGCGGATATTGGGAATGGATTCCACAGTTTGACAAAGATGGTAAAAAGTTTGGAGAAATAGCACATTGGCGCGGCCCAGGTCATTTCCGTACGTGTAGTGCTACCAGTTACCATCGTATTGAACTAGATCCTAGTGTAACTGCATGGACATTGTTTATGCCAGGCCCACACAAACGTGAATGGGGATTTTTGGTTAAAAATAACTGGGTACATAATGAAAAATATTTGGTAAATATGAAACAACAACGACAGTAATTTAAGTTGACAAAGATACCTTTATAATGTACAATGTAAAAAGAATAACAGTAATGAATAAACCGTTAATTGGATAATAGAACATAAATGGCACAACATACTAACTACTGGAGTTGTACTCCTTTCGCAGATTGGCTTCGCGGCACCAAAAAGCTCAGCGCCGGCACAAGTGAAGAATGGGACGACTGGACAACTGCGGCGCAGATGAAGCATAACTTCCGATATTGGCTTGCGGAAGAAGCACTTGGTCACATCCAAGATTTTGTAACATGGCCTATAAGGAAAATTCATGCTATCAAGTACTACATTAACAACCGTTGGGTTAGTCGGACTCA